ATCGCGCTGTAACAGGCCGCCATGATTTGCAGGCGCAGCGCCGCATTCTGCGGGCGGTCAGTCAGTATCGATAGCAGTGAACCATAGTCACGGCGCATGACGCGGGAACCGACGGGCGTGCGCAGAATGTCGCTGACCGACTGCTGAATGTGCGCCAGGTCTTCGACGCTGCGCCCCGTGTCGCGAGCCAGACCGATGTATTTGGCGTTAGTCATGAGCGCAAAGGAAAATAAGGCCAAGAATGGCAACCAACCACCAGCCGCCCGCATCGTTCGCCAGCATTCCCCCTGAAACTGACGCACAAAAAACTGATAAGAAAACATTCATTGAAAACTCCTCGTTATCTGGCAGGCGCGCCGGTGTTGCCGCCGCCCGTCTGGACGCCACTGTGTTTATGGGTATGAACAACCACGCCGTTTGACGTGAGGCTGCCGCCTGAGTGGGTGATGTTGCCGGTTAGGGTGCCGCCCTGTTTCACCTCCAGGCTGCCCGTGGTGAGCTTCTTGGTGCAGACCACCTCCGGCGTGTCGAGCGTGATGCGCGTTTTCGCCGTGCAGGTGATATCCGGTGCAGTCACAGCGACTTTTTCCGACGCGTTTACCGTGGCGGACTTGATACCGGTTGCCAGCAGCGCGCCGGTGTCCGGTTCGTACTCGATCACCGCGCCGTCAGGAAACGTGACGTGTACGGCATCTGCTGACGCCGACGGCGCAGGAAATTCATCAGAGAAAATGCCAGGCATCACAAAGGCGGTATCCAGCTCACCGCCCAGGCAAAACAGCAAAACCTGCTCACCGGTAGACGGTGCCCACCAGGAACGCGAGCGCCCTGCGCGGGAGGTCAGCCAGTGCAGCCAGTCGGTGACGTTGCCGCCGGTGTTCACGCGACAGGTGCCCGCAGCTAAATCCACCTCGGCAACGGTGCCAATGCGGATCAGATTGCGCAGCAGGCGCGGAATGTCGTTGTTTGGGATCGATGTATTCATGGATAAAAGAATGCCGCCCTGTCAGGCGGCATACAATTTGAGGCGGGTTGTCTGTCAAAGGCACAACGCCCAACCCAAGCCTAAATAACTGGGTCTAAAGCCAGTTCGTTTTGTCCGTTCATGTTGGTTCGCAGAGAAACACCTGAGGATTTTCCTCAGTCGTTCCGCCACCTGTAATCCGGGAGTCTGTTAATTATGGAAGTTATCACTCCTAATTATTTTTCATCGTCCGAATCTATAAAAGCTCGCCAGTGCAAAACATAAGCTGAATCGTCCATTCCTTTAAAAAAAATAAAGTAGATACATTGTCAGCATGGTTAATTGAGGCTAACCCCCTAAAAAAAATGATGTCAACAACCCGCTAATTTCTCGCAAGAAATTAGTTATGTAACTATTTTAATTGGTTTTTTTATTTTCTTGCCAAGAACTTCCCGTCAAAGGTTCCTACATACTCATAAAGAGACGCTAAAGGAAATCTAATAAAACACATCAATTAATTAAGATTATTCCTATTGAAGCAACACAGAACTTGTTAACTTTTGATTTTAATCAGATTATCATGAAGTTAAATAGCTGTTAAAAGGGATAACAAAACTCAAGAATCCTATAAAACCCCGTTCCAGGATAGTTGGTAGCATTTGAAACGGTGCCAGCTTGGCCTCGTTGACACTTCGGCAGTAATAATCAGTAAGCAGTGAGAGAATGTATGATTAAGTCGATACTCTATTTTTTAGGTATTTGCCGGTCACCAAAAGGAACTTATCGGAAGATCAATGGAATGGAATATGAAAGGGTTTTTATTGTCGGTGATATTCACGGCAACTTCTACAAGCTTAATCAAGAACTATTAAATGTAAGCTTTAATAAAGAAAGGGACCTTCTTATTTCAGTCGGGAATTTAATAGACTATGGTTCTGAGAACATTAACTGCCTCGAACTGATCGGGCAAAGTTGGTTTATCGCTGTACGTGGTAATCATGAAGAAATGGCTCTTGATGCTATAGAGGGTAAGAACGCCGCATATTGGAAATCACATGGGGGGAGTTGGTATTTTAACCTGGATTTAGAAGAGGCAAGAAAGGCTGACATTTTAATAAGGAAAATTCAAAGCTTACCGTTCATTATTGAGGCAAATGTTAAGGATGGAAAGCATGTCATTTGTCATGCTGATTATCCAAGTAACCATTACAAATTCGGGAAAAGCGTTGATCTCTGGAAAGTTAGCTGGAGCCGTGAAAGACTGTTTAATGCTATGAACGGGAATGGTAGAAAAATCAAAGGGGCAAAGCAATTCATTTTTGGTCATAGCGCATTAACTACCCCCTTCAGAGACGGAAATCAAGTATGGATTGATACTAGCTCTTACGTAGGCTATGAGATAAACATTATACAAATCCAATAAGCATAAGTAATTTACGTACATGCAGTTTTTTATTTTATTATTATTTTTTGCATGAAAATGAATAAGCTATTTTTTCTTGGCTTTTGATTTAGATGTATTACTCTGTAAAGCACAAGCATAACGAAGTTTTTCACGAGGAAAGCTATGGGGCAATTAATAAAACCCTATAGCTTTACTCATTATAAGTTAAAATATTTTTTAGCGTAACATCAGTCAATATTCTTACGTAATATATCTAAAAAAGTCTGCTCAATGATTTCAAGGTCATCACGAATGAGTCCCAACAACGGGCGCGCCGGATATTGCATTTCCTTTGCACGGACGGAAGGACGATCCCGCAGCCCGTACTGATGCACTTTTGCCATCCGTTGCACCTGTCCGGTGAATTCCACCACCGCGTCGTCTGCGGTACCTTTGGCCTTCATGTATTTTGCCGTGCGCAGTTTGGCGAACATTTCCCGCTTAATGCGGCCTTTCTTTGCCCGTAAAAGCTGCGGCCGTCGCGGCGTGAACGGCTGCCCCTTCGGCGTGACCTGCTGTTTAATGCGCTGCTGCTGATGTTTGCGCAGACGCTTCGCAATGGTCGCCGCCATCGCCTTCCGGCTTTGCGGTGAGAGCGCGGCAATCAGCCCCGCCAGGCGGGCATCAAACGCTGACAGTTCACTCATGCCACTGACTCACTAACTCGCCGTGCAGATACAGTTCACGCGGCCTTTCTACTGGCTCAGGCAGGGGCGGTTCCGGAAAGTGCTCCACATACAGACCGGCATCAATTTGTTTCACGATCACACGCTCGGTGAGCTGCACATCAATCGCGATATCGTAGGAACCATCATCGAGCATATCGGCCTTAAATTTAAAGCCGGTCTGCTGCTTTTCCGGCGTCGCCATGATGTCCGGCTGGTTCTCACGCAGCCACGCCAGAATAGGGACAATAATCAGATCGCAGTCCTGGGCAAAGTTGGTGATCAGCAGCTCGGTCTGATACTGGTATTCAAACGACAGCGAACTGGCTAACGTGGAAACAATACGCCCGTTATCCACAAACATCCGCAATGTGTCGGGGCTGGTTTGCAGCACCGGCACGGCGTCAGTTAACGCTTTTCTCAGCTGGGCGGGTTTTAACACGGTGTTCCTCCTGGCATTGTTTGACCGCTTCCACCTGGAGGCCGCAGGCGGTCAGCGCGGCCTCCAGGTTTCTGACGTCACTGCTTAAGTCGCCGTTAGTGACCGGTGAGCTTGCCGGTATCGGGCAGCTCGTCACCGCCGGACAGCCAACGTAAATAATCTGCGGCGCTGGCGAAGGCGGGACGGGCGTGCATCCGGCCAATGCCGTCAGGCAGGCGAGCGCTATACCAGTCGCGCATTTCCTGATTTTCATTGAGTAACCTTTGAATGTGAACTTCACGGACGCGTGCCTGCTCACCCGCCCGTGAGAGCTGGATGCGCAGGCGTTGTTCCTGGCGTTCCCGCGATACGGCCTCATCGTGCAGGCGATTAATGGCGTTGTCGCGGCTTTCAATACCAGCGGACAGCGTGCCGATAATGCGCTGCGCCTGTTCGGCTTCATCATGCAGGCCACCAATACGCCAGGTTTGCAGCCCCGCCAGCGCGCAGGCTGCCAGCAATAAAATAATCACAATGCGCATCAGACTCCCCGCAGGCAGTAAGCCAGCTCATTCACACGGCGGCGTTCCAGCCCGGTGATGCGTTCACCGTTCACAAACACCCAGCGCGGCAACTGCTCGCAGGCGTCACGCCATCGACCTTTGTTGATGAAAAAACCTAACGTTGATTTGCACGCCGCCGTCACGCCGACGTTAAACGCAAACGACACCACGGCGTCGTACACCGGCTGCGGCATGGCAACCGGCATACAGCGCGCAATGCCTTTCTCCACCCGCATCACGTCTTCCACCAGGTTGACGGCGGCCTGCCGTTCGCTGATTTGCGTTTGCGGCTTCACGCCTGCGGTGTGCCCGATGCCGTTTGTCCAGACGCCCGCGCTGCACTGATAGGCGGACAGGCGGCACCCCTCAAAATCAGCAATCAATGCCAGACCGGCGGCGGACGTTTTCAACGTGGGCGTTTGCGGCAGCAGCGCGGCAATCGCCAGGACGGCGGCGACGGCGCAGCGCCTAACGATTGATGGCTGCATTAATTTCCCCTCTGATGCCCATTTCTTTCAGCAGGCGGTAAGTTTTACGCCGGTAGTACCAGTTCACCAGGAAGGTCGCCACGCCGACGGCCGCACCGACTAAAAAGGCAATATCCTGATAAGACATCCCACCCAGCCAGGCCAGAAACACGGCGATGCAGTAACAAATAAACGAGGTGATACGCTCCATGGTCATCAGTCCCAAAGTGAGACGGTTTCACTGACTGCGGGCAGGCTTATGTCCGGCAGCTCCACCGCGTAGCCATGGGGCAATATTGCCCCGGCATTAGCCAACCCAATGTTAGCCGCGTAAACCTGTTCAACGACCGATTCCGTGCGCCCGTAGTACCGCCAGCAGAGCGAGTCCACGGTGTCGCCCTGTTCGGCAATGACTTTCATCAGAGCAGCCCGATGATGCAGTGAGACACACCGGCGACGTCGCTGATCGCGTTGCGCCCGTCACGCCATAAATCATCAACGGTGCTTTCCACGATTTCGGCCTTTTTGCTGCCCTTGTCGGTGGTGTCGTTATTCGGGTAACGCTCCGCCAGGAAGGCGGCCGCAATAGACGCCACGGCGCGCTGATAGGCGCAGACCTTCACGCTTTCATCGTCAATCTGATCGGCAGGAACATCCGCCAGGCGTGTAAAGCCCTGCGAAATCTGCGCATCGCGAAAGCTGAACAGCTCGGCGTTCACTTCGGTCATGGCAAACTTTGCGGCCGTTCTCAGCCGTTTCGCCGTGACGGTGCCCTCCAGGCGCAGCGTGTCGCGCAGCTCAACCGGATCCACATCAGGCCAAAAGTGGGTATTTTTAATCGCGGGTTCCGTCGCGGCGTCCGGTTTCGGTGCAGGTACAACAAGAGACATAATGACCTCTGAATGGGGGGCGGTGGACGCCAGCGTCGGCCAAGGTCAAAGACCGGTCTCGGCTGGCGTGCCGCCCTGCGCGGGGCGCATGCTTTTTAGCTGCCGGATGCCTTTTTGATGGCAGACTCCAGGCGCTCAATGTCTTTTTTTACGCCTGATTTGCCGTCGAGAATTAAGGCATTTTTCAGACGCTCCAGGGCTAACGTGTCCTTGCCGCCGTCGCGGTAGAGATAGCCGATAATTTTGTGCAACTGGGCACGGACTTTATCGGGCATATCCTCAGCGTCGGTCAGTTCCAGCACTTCCAACATCAGCTCGATGCTGACCGGCTCACCGGCGGTGCGGGCACGTACAGCCTGGTCGATCACTTCCTCCGTGAAGGCACAGCCCGCCGTGCGGGTGCCGAAAGGCATCGCGAGCCTATGTTTAAAGGCGTAGCGGGCAATGTTCAGCGCACCGGCGATATCACCGGCGTCAATACGCCAGATCATCACGGTCATCAGGATGGCATCCTGCGCGCCGTTCCCTTCGGCGAGTACGCCCGACACCCACGGGGCGTATTCCGGCAACAGCTTGCGTTTTAGCGCAGCCTTGTCCTGGAAGGACTGGATCTTGTGCAGTGCCTGTTTATCTGCATTGAGCTTTTGCATTTGCAGTTCGTAGCCGGTGGCATGGGTCAACTGACCGGCGGCCTGCTGTGCGGCGATGATGGCGGACTGTCGCAACATGTGACGACGGCAAGGGCTAATCATGACGTCCCCCTTTATTCCGCTGATTCAGGCGCGGTGGTTTTGAAGGTGCCGAGCTGGATGTTTTCAACCAGGCAGCCGCCGCGATAGTCTTCCACCACGAAATCCTCATTAATGGATTCGTAGTTTTCGATGCGGTCACGCTTTGGCACTTCCTCAATGTGGCGGCGGTGTGAACCGTCCATCCAGTAAATGGACAGGTTATCCAGGCGGGTGATAAAGAAAGCATTGGCAGGGAAACCGGGCACGCGCACCGCCGGTAAATTACCGATGCGCTTCTGGCTGATAATCATATCCGCCGCCAGGCTTTCCGAGTTCTCCTGCGCCTTGTTCACCAGCGGGAAATACTTGTCTGCCAACAGTTGACGGCCGCAGATCACCACCAGGCCGGTATCGTCCTGATAAATCGGGTCAACCATGTTGTTGGTGGCATCCATCACCAGCGCGTCCAGGTTTTCAAAGTCGCCCCCGGCACCGACGCGAACAGTCTCGGAAATCACGGCGTCATCATCACCAAGGATTTTGCTCATCACGCGCTCCGGCGCATTGTTACGGTACTTTTGCAGCCAGCCCACGTTCACGTCCTGCAACAGCGGGTTTTTGGTGCGGTTTGACGTTGCCGCACGCTCAACGCCGTTGAAGCCGATGGTGATGCGATCCAGCGCCTGGCGTTTCACGATGGCGTCACGTAAACGCGCCTGGAAATCCTGGTAACGCGCCCAGAGATCGAGCGTGGCGTAACGGAAATGGAAATCGTAGTTCGTCTGGCGGCACTCATAGCCCTCAGCGGTCAGGGTGTTGAAGTCAGCCGTCTGGCGTTCACCGGTGCCGCTGGTGTCCGCCGTGCTGGCAATGGAACCGGACACGCCGACGCCCACCTTTTCACCCTTCATTTCGTCCACGGGGATGATGTTAATCATCTGCAGGAAGGCGGAAGATTCCTGCACGCGGGTCATCAGCGTCTGCGTCACCGACGGCTCCACGCTGAATTTTTTATCCAGGTCGCCGGTGTCCACAGAGTTCAGTTCGGCAATGCGGGACAGGTAGGCGTTAAATTGAAAACGGGTAGTTTGTTTCATGCGTTTTTATCCAAATTTGTTAAGGGGTTAATCGCGAGCGTTTTGATTAGCAGTCGGTGAAATGGGCTGCATCACCCTTGCCGCCGCCGCTGGAAACGGGGCGCTGCGTGTAGGTCTGCGGGGCGGACTTCTCCAGCTTGCCTTTCAGCGTGCTGAACTGTTCGCGGTCATCTTTCGCGGTTTGTTCCAGCGCGTTCAGGCGTTCCGTCAGTGAGGTTTGCAGCGCGGACAGCTTTTCATCGCTGGCTTTCAGGCCGGTTTCGACGTGTTCTACCACCACTTCCACGGCGTCATGCACATCTTTAAAACGGGCATCATCTGAGGCGGATTTGCTGGAAAGCAGTTGTTTCACGCGGGAGAACAGCGACGGCGCGGCCGGTTTCTCTTCCTCAAACTCGAATGCCGTTTCTTCGGCGGCGGTAAAGAGGTTGTCCGCACTTTGCTTACGGCTCGCCAGCGGGTTTTGCTGCGCCTTCGCGCTGAATTGCAGGTACTCGGTGCCGAGGCTGGCGGGGCTGTCGGTCACGGCCAGGCCGATCAGGTAGGCTTTGCCGGTATCGGAAAACGAGGGGTTAACTTCGATGGAGGTGTAAACCTTCTGGCGGGCTTTCACCATCGACACTAAATCCGGGGTCGGGTCGATATCGGCATAAAGTGCCAGCTTGCCTTTCAGGGCACCGTCAGCCACTTCTTCGGCGTAGACGCCGGTGACATCGCCGTACATACGAAACGCACTGTCAGGGAAATAGCCCTTGATGTGCTCCATGTTGATGCGTGCGCCGTAAACCTTCGGGTCATAGGTCGCCGCCATCTGTTCAATCCACTCGCGGGTGATTTCGCGCCCGTCGGTGGTTGCCCCTTCGGTACAGATGCGAAAGCGCTTTGCTTTTGTTGCCATTGCCATTTTCTGACTCCAGTCGGTGTGTGCTTCTGAGAAATCCAAGTTTCCAGACACACGCCCGACATCGCCAGCCGATGCGGGTTGATGCTCGATGGCACAACGTGGACAGCAGGAAAATCAGCAGGCCGCTCGTTAACGTGGCAGTCATGAAAATGACAAACTCAACCATCATCAGCGACCCACGGCGACAGGCGGCACTGCTTTACTGGCAGGGGTTTTCAGTGCGTCAGATTGCGGAGATGCTGAACCAAAAGTTACCGACGGTGCAGAGCTGGAAAACGCGCAACGCCTGGGACAACGTCGCGCCCATTTCCCGCGTGGAATCCAGCCTGGAAGCGCGTCTGATCCAGCTCACCACCAAAGACGTCAAAGGGAATGCCGATTACAAGGAAATGGAGGCGTTAGGACGGTTAATGGAACGCCTGGCAAGGGTGAACCGCTACGGTCAAAGCGGAAATGAGGTGGATTTAAATCCTAACGTTGCCAACCGGAACAAAGGGGAGCGTAAGAAGCCGACTAAGAACTATTTCAGTGAAGAAGCGCTGGAGAAACTGGAGGATATTTTTCTGGCTCAGTGCTTCCAGTATCAGCGTGTGTGGTATGACGCGGGGCTTAAACACCGTATCCGCGACATCCTGAAATCCCGTCAGATTGGCGCAACGTTTTTCTTTGCACGGGAGGCGTTATTGCGCGCCCTGGCAACCGGCCACAACCAAATTTTCCTGTCAGCCAGTAAAACGCAGGCTTACGTGTTTCGTGAATACATCATTCAGTTTGCCCGCCAGGTTGATGTTGAGCTGACCGGCGACCCAATTGTGATCGGCAACAACGGCGCAAAGCTGATTTTCTTAGGCACCAACTCCAACACTGCCCAAAGCCACAACGGCGACCTGTACGTGGACGAAATCTTTTGGATCCCCAACTTCCAGAAACTGCGCAAAGTCGCCAGCGGCATGGCGTCGCAGGAACATCTGCGCACCACCTATTTCTCCACCCCGTCAGCACTGACGCACGGAGCTTATCCGTTCTGGTCAGGTGAGCTATTCAACAGGGGACGGGAAGATCGCAACGACAGGATTGAGCTGGATATCAGTCATCACGCCCTGGCGAAAGGCCAGCTTTGCGGCGACGGGCAATGGCGGCAAATCGTCACCATTGAGGATGCGCTGGCTGGTGGCTGCAACCTGTTCAACATCGACACGCTGAAACAGGAAAACAGCGCGGAGGATTTCCGCAACCTGTTCATGTGTGAGTTTGTAGACGATCAGGCGTCCGTTTTCCCGTTTGCCGAGCTGCAACGCTGCATGGTGGAAAGCGCGGAGGAATGGCAGGATTTCAGCCCGTTTGCCGTGCGTCCGTTTGGCTATCGCGCTGTCTGGATTGGTTACGACCCGTCGCACACCGGCGACAGCGCAGGCTGCGCCGTACTGGCTCCGCCGCTGGTAGACGGCGGAAAATTCCGCGTACTGGAACGCCATCAGTGGAAAGGCATGGATTTTGCCGCCCAGGCGAAAAGCATTGAGGAATTAACAAAACGCTACTGCGTGGAATATATCGGCATTGATGCCACCGGCATCGGCCAGGGCGTTTTCCAGCTTGTCCGGCAGTTCTTCCCCGCCGCGATGGAAATCCGCTACAGCCCGGAAACCAAAACGAAAATGGTGCTGAAAGCGAAAGACACCATCACCTCCGGCCGCCTGGAGTACGACACCAACCATAAAGACATCACCTCGTCATTCATGGCAATTCGCAAAACCATGACCGCCAGCGGCAGCCGCTCCACCTATGAGGCCAGCCGCAGCGAGGAAGCCAGCCACGCCGATGTCGCCTGGGCAATCATGCACGCCCTGCTTAACGAACCGCTGACCGCCGCGAACGGCGGCCAAAGCCCTAACATCCTGGAGTTTTACTAATGAAAACCACTCACAACAGCAGCCACGTCGCCCCACAAAAAAACGTCTGGACAGGCAAGGATAATTCCAGCGAGCCGCATCGCCTGAAACATCAGCCGTCAGCGGATGAATTCTGCGCGCAATACCAGGGCAGCGCCCACACCAACCACTCACACCCAAAAGGTGATCAACATGGCTAAGCGCAAATTCCGCAAGGCGGCACAAACCACGGTTACAGCAACGGCGCAGCAGACCGGAGGGGAGATGACGTTCAGCTTTGGCGATCCGACACCGGTTTTAGACCGCCGTGAAATTCTCGATTACATCGAATGTATTGGTAACGGCCAGTGGTATGAGCCGCCGATCAGCTTTGACGGACTGGCTCGCACGCTGCGGGCGGCGGTTCACCACAGTTCGTCGCTTTATGTTAAGCGCAATATTCTGGCTTCGACCTTTGTCCCGCATCCGCTGCTATCACAGCAGGAGTTCAGCCGGTTTGCCCTGGATTATCTGGTGTTCGGGAATGCGTTTTTAGAAGTGATCCGCAACCAGCTCGGCGACGCGGTGGTGATGAAAACTGTGCCCGCCAAATATGCACGGCGCGGTGTGGAGCCGGATACTTACTGGTTTGTGCAGCAATGGAAAGAAGCGCACCAGTTTGAAACGGGCAGCGTGTTTCATCTGATTGAACCTGATATTAATCAGGAGCTGTACGGCCTGCCGGAATATCTCAGCGCCCTGAATTCCGCCTGGCTGAATGAGGCAGCCACGTTGTTCCGCCGCAAGTACTACCAGAACGGCGCACACGCCGGATACATTTTGTATATGACGGATGCAGCAATGAGCAGCAGCGATGTTGATGCCATGCGTAAGGCAATGGGTAGTACTAAAGGTCTGGGTAACTTCCGTAACGGGTTTATGTACGCGCCTAACGGCAAGCCTGACGGGCTAAAAATCATCCCTTTGAGTGAAGTCGCAACCAAAGACGATTTTTTTAATATCAAGAAAGCCAGCCAGAACGATTTGCTTTGCGCGCACCGCGTGCCACCTCAGATGATGGGCATTATTCCGGAGAACAGCGGCGGGTTTGGTGATTCGGTGAAGGCGTCGCAGGTGTTTGTGCGTAACGAACTGACGCCGTTACAAGAACGTTTTAAAGAGTTAAATGCGTGGTTTGGGGAGGATGTGATCAGATTTACCTCTTACGAACTTACGCCGGAGTAAGAAGCAAACATAACGCTAACAAATGGAGGCAATATAACCAACAGTCGTTTTTTTAGGCTGCTATTCGTTATTGAGAAATATCCACTTTGGTAGTATGCATATTCCTCGATTCGATCAAGATCATACGCTAAAGTTTCACCTCCAATTTGACTATACACAGTTACCTTTTTAAAAGGATTATAATGAAAACGCTGTTAAGAGCTTTTGCCGTTCTCGCCATTGCAGTAGGCCTCTCTGGGTGTGCTATTAGTTTACCGTTTAATAACCGCCTGGCTTACTCTTCTATTTCGGATATGAAATCAGTGCAAATCCAAGGGGAAAAACCTAAACTCTCAATTTCTTGGAACCCGGTTAACTTCCCTCAGCGCATCGATATTCAGGGTTCAGATGGCTTCGTAGGCGGTGGTTCCCGTACTCGCTTACCAACTGGTGTGGCCCTATCCTCTCGCATTGAAGAAGCAATTTCTACTTATGCAGATATATCACCATCAGGTCAAAATCTGACAATTACAGTACTTGAAGCACGTTCCGGTTTTGAGTATTCAGCGGGTATATTCAACATTACTCCTGCTATTGATGTCGGTACTGTTACATTCAATGCTGCGTTTAACTTGAATGGTAAAACGTGGAATCAACAATTCTCCTCACACAAGAAAGATCCAACTATCGGCGGTACTTCAGCTACAGGTATTCTTGAAAGTGCTTGGGATGACGTTGCAGTGCAAGTTGCAAAAAGCATAGCTGCGCATATCGAAAAATAATCTAATTTCCCCATTGCATGGACGAATATTGCAATGGGGAGTAGTCCCGCACCCCTGCGCGCGCAATGTTACCCGCCTGCCCGCTTCTGACTTGACTCACCGTTTTTAATGCATTACTCAAAACGCCCCCAAGCCCAGCGAGAGGGGCGATCAGGCATTTTTTGATCCTTTCGGGATCATGCAAAACCATGCGCATAATGCATGCATAGCTTTCGATTTTTTTATTCTGCAGAAAGATGTCAGCATTCATCATCATAAATGGCAACTGATGCAGATGATTGCGCTGATTCATCCTCATCTAATGCACGATCGGCAAATTCAGAAATCATCTCTAATACCATATGGAGTTCATCAGCTCTGCATTGCGCATCGCGAGAAATATCAGCCATAAGCCGGATTTTTATCAGCGCAATTCTAAGCTCATGCGAGGAATCCATTGCTCACTCCTGAATCATAACTACTGTTTATGTATACAGTACTATAAGATTTTACCGAAATAATTTCCAGTCTAATCATGGACGGACAGCAAACTTGTCAGGATTGCTAAACGCTCGACGCTGCTTAAAGCTGAGTAGTTGGCTTTCCATCGCTCGGCTTTACGTTTAATCCTTTGTCGTTCCTGATAGTTGCTACCGACGAAAGTAGCGCAATATGCATCACCTTCCGTAAAATTCATCCAGAGCTGTTCCGTCCTTACACCTCCACGGGTCATTACCTGGAAACGGATGCTGCGCCAATCTGCCAAAAGGGAATCGTAAAGCTCAGACGGATAACCGGAAATCATGACAGCAGCCGGTATTTTTTTTAGAGTTTTAATCAGTTCAATATGATTTTCGCGGGTGTATTCATGTCGGTAGCGCGCCGAACTGGTACGTGTTTCTGCCAGGTAAGGCGGATCCACGTATAACAACGGGGATTTGTACGGGGAAAAATCAAAGGTATCTAAAAAACTGAGGATGTCAGTGTTAACCAATTGGACATCATCACCGAATTTTTCCGCAGCACACGCCAGGGTAATGGGATCAATATCGACACCAATATTCACCGGAGCTGCCGGTTTGCGTGCCATGACTGCGCCGCCGCCCAGGTGCGTTTCAATGTATAAATCATGCGGTGGCATTTGGCTGATAATTGCCTGATAGGCACCACTTGCGGCCTTGCTTCCTAAATATCCCACAATCCACTCCCAAAAATATCTGCAGTACAGTCAGATTTGACTGTGTTACCAGGTGCTGGCCATAACAGTCAGATATGACTGTGCTCGATACGCATCATTCAAATTCAGCCCAGTCCGGCAGCGGTTCAAAACTCATCACCAGATCACCAAAGCTGACTTTCGCCCCACGGCTTAATGCTTCTAGCTCCCAACGCTCCGCAGTGATGCTGTGTTTCATCAATTCGCGCTCAATTTCAGGCAGGCGCGCCCGTTCTTCTCTCGTCAATCTTGCCGACGGGGCAACATCACGCCCTTTTGTTGGGTCAAAACTTCGCTGTGCCTTGCTAACTCGCGGTGTTTCTTCCCGTATGCGTGCCACAATCGCTCTCACGGCGGCTGTGTCTGTCCAGTCAATAACCCGCAGGTTGTTGGAATTGGATGCTGTAAGGTCGCTCCCAGCCTGGCTATCACGCCTATTTGCAGCCGGTTTATTTCCACCTAACCCACAGTTATTGACAGGACTCCGAGGCGCGCCGGAGGCGCTTTTTAAGGTCAAAACCTCAACGTCAACAGCGGAAGAAACGATGCGCCATTGAGTTGTACGGGTTTCATAAACGCGGGAGTCGCCGAGGTGAGGCGCAAAAATACCCACAACCTTTTTCACTTCTTCATCGTAGGCATTCAACTCGTCAGCAACGCGGCGGGCTACGCGCACAGTCTGATCGTCGCGAGGCACATTTGCACCGCCCTGGGCTGACATGTACGCCATAAAGTTACCGGCATCAGCCGCAGCGCGAACGGCTTCCACTTCTTCGTCAAAGGTTTCAGACAGACTGATGGAGCGGATACGGCGACACTCACGGTATGAACCCATGGTAGGCAGGCCGATAGGGCGAAACTGAGGAATGCGCCAGGTAGCAGCCCAGGCCGTAACAGCGGCGGCGGAATCTGTTAGTAGCTCGCCGGTTTCGTGGTCGCGCTCGCCTTCCAGCGCGTAGCCGTCGATGTTTTTTGCGATGTATTTGGCAATATAGCCAGCCGCGCCGCCACGGTTCAGGTGCTTACAGTCAAAGCGATTTTTAGCAGCGCCGCGCTCGTCACCGTCTTCTTTCATAGCGTATTTACGCATGATATCGATCACCGGCTGACGCATGGCGGGCTTAGTGAATAACATCATGTGCCAGTGCGGCGTCGCGTCATGGTGTGGTTCCACTACCCGCATACCGTATACAGACAAATCATTATCTTTAAACGCGGTGCGCATTTTGCTCCAGATCCCGCACAGATAACGCTGCGCATCTTTCGGGGTAAAGGCTTCCTTGTCCCAGGAGTGATTCCGCTGAACGCGTTTTTTATCGCCCTTGCCGACCATGCGGGTCGGGTGATATTTGGAAGGGGTGGTGATGGTCAGGAACATCCCGACGTCGCCATTTGCGGCAGCATATTTTTCGGTGCCGGCGATCGTGCTCATTAACTCCATACGGCGGATTTCAGGGTTTGAAATGCTCGCCATCACTTTGTCGATCAGACTGAAACGCTCGCCGGTTTCGATGTTCTCCAGGTCGCAGCTTTTCAGGTAGTCGAGATTCGACAGGCGGCGCGCACGTACTTCACGAATAGCCTGCTTACTGGCATATGGGGAGGCGTCGCGGTTTACCTTGCCGATGGCGATCAGCAAAGACTCACGCCAACGGGTGCGCTGGCCTTTCAACTGACTTAACCACCAATCCGGATTAACCAGACGTGACATACCGGCGATTGCGGAAACCGCATCTAATTTACCTTTGCAGTATTTCTTCCAGTACATCGGCGTGACGTTGAAAGCGCGAGCCATTCCGGCGATTTCACCGTATAGGTGGCCTTGCGTGAAAGCTGAGAAAAGCGCTGTATTATCTCCGCCGTTTTCTTCCAGCAATTGATCGCAATAGTCTTCATAGATTTCTTTCAGTTGTCCGGCGATATCCTGCGCGAACCGGCGCAGCGGTTTGTCGCTCATGCTCGGCAGGCCATGATAGGTGTCTGCCTCAGACATGAATTTTATGGAAGCATGAAGATTCATTTCATGCGCTGAATTGACTGCATCCACACGCGGCAGAATGCTGCGCCCAAGGGTATAAACCAGATATTTATTTGCGGCGTGGATGCCCTGGGTTTTCAGCAGATGCGCATAGCGGCCTGTGAAAATTTCTCGCAGGTCGGTAGAGAGGTTTTTTACTCTGATTAAAACAGCTTGCCCCTGATCGTATTCATCACGGGTAAGCGGTCTTTCCAGGCCAGAAACGGCCTGGCGTGGTTTGTTCCAGGAAAACGCCCAAGCTGCGGGCGTTTCAATTTGCGGAGTGAAGCGGCTGGTCTGCATTACTTAGAAGACCCGCCAGGGCGTGCTACTGGGAAACACTTCAGAGATGGCAGATCAATACTCAGAAGCACATACCCAGGTGCATACTCAGTGACATTCGCAATATGCTGAATTATGACGACACAGGAGCGCCCCGTGTAACTACCCAAATTATCTTCACCGCGCACCCATTCTTTCAAAATAATGGAATCACCCACCTGATAGTCATGGTCATTTTTTCGCAACTCCGCCTTTTTGACGCCACTACATACCGCACTGAAATATTCCGGTAGTATTTTTAATTCATGAGTCAAATAAGTCATTATTCAGCCCCTTCGGTTTCTTCTTCACGAACCAGAGGAAGGTATTGCGGATTTTCTGGTGTGAGTTTGGCGATGATTTCAGGGGCTGTTTTGATACTGCCAGCAGCAGCACCAACGGAGCGCGGAGCATCAAACGCAGTAATATCAAATTTACCGTAAAGGCCACGCGCTTCGCGGGTGTCTGAATTTGATGCGATCACTGGATAGCTGCGCTCAGCCAGTGCGAGCAAGTTCGCACTCAGTTGCTCATGTTCAAGCTTGCCAAAACAGGCGGGAGCATAGCCTGTGAAATTTGCGGAGGTAGACGCAGGCAGGTAAGGCGGATCACAATAAATAACGTCACCAGGCTGAACCATTGTCAGGGCTTCATCAAAAGAGCAGCAGATGAAAGTTGCCCGCTTCGCTTTTTCGGCGAACGCACGGATCTCGGCTTCGGGGAAATAGACTTTTTTATATTTCCCATATGGAGTATTAAAATCACCGCTAAGGTTATAACGACATAATCCGTTATAACAATGACGATTCAAATAAAGAAAAAGAACCGCGTGCGTAAAAAGGCAGGATGGATTTAAATTAAAGGCATGCCGGACTTCATAATAAGTAGTTTCAATGTTAGCTACTTTGAAAAACTCCTTTGCACCAAATATAAATTCTTCTGGCTCTTTTTTAATAATGTTATACATGTTGATTAAATCAACATTAATATCTGAAATCAGATATTCGTCATAATCGGTATTCATCATTACAGCACAGGAACCCGCAAACGGCTCAACCAACCGACGACCTACTGGCAGATGTTGTTTTAAAATATCCATGATGCGGACTTTAGAACCCGCCCATTTCAGCATAGTGCGCATTTGTTCCATTACATGCCGCCTTTAATATCTAAGAATAAAAAGCGGGCATTTATACCCGCGAGCGCGATCAGTACTACCGAGAAAATCATCATTGGTTTTCTCGATAATGTTTGGCATTGAGTTCAGCAAGTTCTTTGCAGTACACGCACAGCTCAACACCTGGCAGAGCTGCGCGGCGTTCTTCGGGAATAGGTCGGTCACAGTCCAGGCAGAACATGGCAGAAACACCCGCAACAGGGGCGCGGGCGGCTTGGATTTGTGCAGCCAGAATCAGGTCTGCGCGTTCCTGGGCGGTATCAATGACATCAGCCATGTGACACCTCCGGCTGTTGCAGTTTTACCAGGGCAGCAAATACCAGATCAGCAGCGCGGTTGTACTCATTGCGCATTGATGCCGCGCTGGTGATTTTCTTAGCCCATATAGCGCGATCAACACAGCGATTGATGAATTCGGTAGCGAGGGAAAACCTCAACTGAAACACAGCCAGCGTGGAGCAATACTGTGTACGGGTTTCTTTATCCGTCTTGATTTCAGCCAGAATCAGGTCGCCGTTCTTTTTAGGGATGATGGTGAACGCCAGATCGATATCAATGCGCTTTGCCATTGCTTCCGCCATTTCTGGCGTGGCTTCTTCATGTTTCATCATTAGTGCAGGTCTCCCGCTTCATTTTGAATGCGGATGGCTTCCTGGCGTAATGCTTCGGCAGCTTCGATTCCGGTCATTTCTTTTTGGATGATGAAACATGCGATAGCTTCCAGGCGGGAGGCAAACACCTGCGCACGATTGCCACGTTCTTCATTACGTGCAGCATTGAGCATTAAGGTCAGCTCACCGGTGTAATCACCCTCAGCCGAACCCATATCAAAACCGACAACAGGCAAACCAGCAAAGCCGATTCGGGATTTATTAATCATTTCTTTCATGTATAAAACTCCTGTTTTTGGGCAAAAAAATGCCCGGCGGGTTTACGCCTATTAATTTGAATTCGGGTTAGTGCTTAATATTTATTCTGCAATCATCTTCACTGATAAATTTCGGCAGGGTCTCAGTTAATCCCAGTAAAGAATTTAGCGCCGCAACCACTTGACGCCTTTCAGTCGGCGTTAATTCTGCAAACTTCATTTCAACATGGCGGCTTTTCAGGCCAGCATGAAAGCAGATTGTTTTACGCATATGCAGCGGCTGACTATCAAATGTTTCCTGCGCTACATTCTTTTTGTGTTCCAACATCTCTTTAATTTTAGAAAGATGCTTTTTGCCTATCTGAATATGTTCTTCATTTCCTAAAAACATAAACACCTCAACTAAACAGGCGCTTTAAAAGCGGCTTTGAATTTCTCACCGCCTGCGGGGCAGTGGCTTTTGATAATGAAGGACTCCAGCGCTTTCCACCTGGCAGCTCAATGCAACCATGGCCGAAATGGCGTGAAGGGCTTTGCTGTTTTAGCAGCGGAGCAATTGAGATCACCATGTTTAGACCATCCCGTTAGTGGCAACACTTGCGACAGCACCAACAACAGAGGCCAGAGCGGGTGAAGCTTCTACGCGCCCCTGCATCGCTAAGCCGATTAGCGAAAGATGGCGAATGCCTGCATTCACACTTTCGATAATTGAGTTTTTAACCTGACGTGTCTGCCGTTCCGGCGATGCCGCACCCGCAGCAACTGAACCCAGGGCAGCAGTGGCGTGAAGTGTGTAGGTAGCAATATTGTCCTCGGCCAACTCATTTACCGGTACGGCAGGCATACATTTCATCTGTGCCAGCAGCCCATCGATCAGAGTTGGGTCTTCGGTGACATCCGTGATCACGGCAATTTCAATGACGGTGAGCTGATGCACCTGATCGGGATTCAGCTTGTTACGCAGGGTCTGTTCTTTCATTCCAATAGTGCGAGCCAGTTTTGACAGGTTGTGACGAACTGAAAAAGCGCGGCATGCGTTATCAAAATGCGGCTGGTTGGAAACCTGGAAATCAAACATGTTTACTCCTTAAAACTCACTTAATGTGAATACATGTTGAAATTTGCAAACTGGTTACGCGCCAACGTATTTGCAATTAAGACCCTGCTGCAATAAACGAGCACGGAAGGCGACCATGTTGATACGGGCGGCACCGCCTTCTTTTTGACGTGGTGCCAGAAGTAACTCACCGTCGGCCGCCATACGCTTCACGCTTGAAAGGCTATATCCATATTGAAAGGCAAACTCCTCATAAGTCATCAGCTCTTTGCCTGACGGGATTGCAATTTGATTGTTCATCTATCATGATCTCCGGTTAACAGTGTTTTTGGTGTCACCTCGTTCCACGCGAGATGATTTTGCTAATTTAGATCACTTTATGGGTTTTGTAAAACTCATATTTGTAATTCCATGGAGGCGTAATGTCGCCAATTACTCATGATGCTAGGCAAGTTCTTGAAAGAATTCTGTTTTCATATGGCATAACAACACAAAAAGAGCTTAGCGAATTGCTTGGTTTACCCTCCAGCAACATTAGTAACTGGATGCAACGCGGAAGTATTCCAGGAAATGTGATCATAAATTGCGCTTTGGCAACCGGTACCGACCTTCAATGGTTAGTCACGGGAGAGTTTGCAGATTCAAATCAGAACTCTTCAGAAGAGCAAGCCGGTCTATCCAAATCCAATGTCAGCGGGAAAAAGCTATACGATCTGATTTTGGCTTCAGGTGGAAAGGAAGCGATAAATAGAATTTTGAGAGCGCATGGTTTCTCGATGCAGAAAGAACTTGGCGAGCGTTATGGCTTATCACCCGGCACTATTAGCACCTGGATTAGACGCGATTTTTTCCCCGCCGAGGTTGTGATTGCTACTGCATTAGATACCCAGGCGTCTCTGCGTTGGCTTGCAACCGGCACCGGTAAAATGCGCACCGGAACTGTTGCCAATACCAGCACTGATTCTGAGTGCGATGATATTCCGCAGATTAAAAGAATGTCACTTATAGATGGCACCCTTATTGATGCCGGTATTTGCAAAATGGATCCGTTCTTTCTTGAAGGTGAAATTATTGAAGCCGTTCATTTGGTTAAGGGGTCAATGTCATGGTTAGTGGATTTTGGCAATCAAAACGGCGGTAATGGTCGATGGCTATTAAATATTGATGGGGAGCTAGATATATATGATGTTGCCCGTATCCCTGGAAATAAACTTAGCGTCAATGGCCTAACAATAAACTTTGAATGCAATATCAATGATGTTGAATTTAGAGGCAAGGTTTTATCAACAACCATTAGAAATTAAAAATAATTCCTAAATTACAATCCACAGGAGCATTAATGAAAAGGAAAGTAGCAGCATTACTGTTTTTCACAGCATTTACCGCATCAGCCGCACCATCTCATAACGTGGCTAAGTTGCAGAAATCGCTTAATTCGTGGCAGCCACTTTCAATAATTGAAGATAACAATGTTATTACAATTACCATGAAAGAAGCTCAAATCACCCCTGAATTTTACGACATGATTGCACCTAATGGAGTTTGTTCAGCACTATGGATGGATTCCCCAAAAAGCACCTTATTCCAAGGCATCAAAGAGATTCGCGTACTTAATAAATTCAATGCTTTTGGTTACGTCCTGGAAACACCACGCGCTATATGCGACGAAGCTGGTAAAGCACAACCTAAAGAATCTAAAGTATTAATCCTATCTAAAACACGTTTGTTCATGGGTAAATAGTAAAGTTGGCCTCCGGTTACTGCTGGAGGCTCATATCTCATAGTCATTAAGCCATTCTCATTTAGACATATATCAAATTGCTCACAGTGGTGAATATATAATGGTCGTAAAAAAATTGCCTACCGGTGAATGGCAAACTGATTTCTATCCATCAGGGCGTGACGGTAAACGTATCCGCAAGGCGTTCCCGACGAAAGGTGAGGCCATTGCTTTTGAAAGCTTCACCATCAAAGAGGCAGAGGAAAAACCCTGGAAAGGTGAGAAAGCCGACACCCGCCGTTTAAGTGTCCTGGTCAAGCTATGGAATGATTTACACGGACAGTCACTTACTGCCTCAAAGTCGCGGCTTGCTAAGCTCAATATCATAGTGAACGGCCTGGGTGATCCTGTCGCGGCTCAAATAACAACTAAAAGCTGGGCGCATTACCGCGAACAAAGGCTGAAAGGTAAGATCGATAACGGTTATCACAAAGACAAAGCGAAATGGAAGGCTAAGCCAATCACGGTCAACCGTGAACATCAGTATCTCTATGCTGTGTTTAATGAGCTGAAACGCCTGGGGGAATGGAAGGGCGCGAACCCGTTAGACGGTATACGCATTTTTAAAGAAGAAGACAAGGAAATGAGCTGGCTGACAAAAACTCAGATCCGCCAGCTTTTGAATGCCTGCGAACGTTATGGGAAAGAGCATTTAACTCGCATTGTCAAGATTTGCCTGGCGACAGGTGCCCGCTGGACAGAAGCAAACAACCTTACACGCTCCCAACTTTCTCCCAATAAACTCACGTTTTATAAAACCAAGGGGAAGAAAAACCGAACCGTTCCGATCCCGCAATGGCTTTATGATGAGCTGGAACCGCTGTCCGGCCAGTTCTCAAAACCGTGTTATCAGGAGTTTAAGAAAGCATTGGCACTGACTGACATAGAACTTTCAGAAGGCCAAATGACACACGTTTTACGTCATACCTTTGGTGCACATTTTATGATTAATGGCGGCAATATTTTGGTGCTTCAGAAGGTATTAGGTCATGCAAATATCAGGGAAACTATGAGATATGCGCATTTTGCCCCTGACCACTTGGAGCAAGCCGTCACACTCAGCCCCTTATCAAATATCAAAGATTTCCAATGACTACAAATTGACTACACAGCTTGTTTCAGGTGACATCAGGTGACACCAGAGAGAGGGATAACTAACTGAAAAATAAAAAATATCCTTATTAATCAATGGGCTATATTAAGAGCGTCTTAACTAAGGTATCGCTAACGCGACATCTACTAGTTAATATAGAACAAGGGGTTAGCCATCGGCTAACCCCTTTTTTTACATCAGTGACTACAAAATGGCTACGCAGTGGCAGGTTGGCTACCCGGTTTTGAGATAACCCGGGCGACTGATTCATGCGTCGCAAAAGTACAACTGCATTTGATATTCTGGCACTGATGATAGCGTTCCTTGGTCGATTCACTCAGATAGCGGCTCGAACGCGTATGGGCTACTTTTCCGCAAAGTGGACAATGCATCATAAAAACCTCCGGCATAACAGGTAAGCGATGAGGTAATTATGAACTCATAACTCGCAAAAGCAAGTTATAATTGCAAAATTGAAGACTGATAAGTGATATCTGCAACATAAGGTTTCAGAATCAATTTAGTAGTAAAACCTTTCTCATTAATCTCATGCAGAGCGGAATCAATCACCCAGCGCTGACTGTCGATCACGTCTTTAAACCCTTGCACATTGACCGGAGATTGCGCACTCAAATCAGCACGTCCCAGGGCCAGCCGTATGCTGAATGTTGCGGCATCATTCTGAATCTGATTGAACACTGAATCCGCAGCCCGCTTAGCAGTCTCTTCGTCAGGAAATATTTTGCCCAGTTCAAGAACATTTGTCCCGGATCCCGCGATGTAACTGGCAGGCTGGGCTTCTTTGCCTTCTGCGGGCGAACGCTTGAGAGCAACATTGCTGGTGGTCGCCGTTTTGAGATCATGCCACTGCGCCTTCACGCCATCGTATGCCTTCTTATCGACCATCTGATAGTTGTGGTTATCGCCGTCACTGCGGACAATGGTTTTCCAGGGGATTGCTTGTCCGGAAGAGGTTCGACCGGTGCCTGCTTTAAAAAATAAAATTGCGCCGTTTTTAACCGTTACCTGCGCACCGTAACGTTGTGCCAGCCGGGTGAGAAAGTAGCTGTCCGTTTCGCTGGTCTGGTCAATATGCGGGATCTTAACGCTATCAAGTTCCTGCGGGATTACTGGCAGATCTAATTTATTCCGGCTTGAAATGATTCTGACAATCGCGCCGAGCGTGTAATCATCGTAAGACTGGCTGATTTTGTTATCAAAGGAACCGCGGAAATCTGCGCTGCGGGCAACCACACCTATTTTGTCCGGAGAGCCGGAATGAGTGACTGTATCGACCGTGAAATAGCCGCAGTCATAGAGCGCCTGTTTCGACCACCCCAGATGCAGATGTAAAACGGTGCCGCGAACGGGCATTTGCAATTGCCCGTCGCTGTCATCGAAGGTTAAATTCAAGGTGTCTGCGGTAAAACCGCTGTTATCCGTGACAGATAAACTGATGATCCGAGCAGAGATATTTTCTTCCAGCACCTTATTTTTTATCGTCAGCGTGAATGCGGGTGCGATGCGAGCCCCCACGGGTAACTGAAGATCAGTAAGCATGATCAGACTCCGCTGGCGAAATTGTTGAGTGCCGAACTGGCCTTGTTATATAAGCCCTCGGCCTGAGTCAGCAGATCGCCGAACATGGCGGCCTGCGATTCATCGACGCGCGTCAGATTGAGCGTGAAATTGATGCTTCGCGCCTGGCCGCTGGAAGTAAACTCGGCATTGTCATTGGCTATACTTTTGATAACGAACATGCCGTAAATCGTGCCACTGCCTTCAATGAGCGGCCATGCCCGCCCTGAATCGGCCATGCTCTGCAGTGCCTGCAAATAGCGCATGCCGCCGGTCATTTCAGGCAATAATTGCCCGGTGATTTTTATCGTTTCCTCACCCAGCCCGAGAAACTGCGAGACCGGACGCTGTCCGAAACGCGCGTTCGCCCCCCAGCCATAGTTCACCTGACGGTTCGTATTCTGATAGGGCAGCGTGCTCAACTTAAACACAAATAAACCCAGTGACATCATCATGAGTAAATCCCTCCGTTGTTGTACTGGCTGAGGAGATTGTTGGTATTGTTCCATTCCCGCTGGTTAATGGAATCCTCGATCCAGGCTCTGACCTGGCTATGATCCGTCTCCGGGGTAGCTGTGAAACTTAAATTTACCGTCGTTGCCCGGTTATCCGTCAGGTTGTTGGCCACGCTGCTTTTAGCTGGCTGATACAGGTTCAGCGCACCGCCGGTTGGGGAGATGCCATCTAATGGCGGTGTTGAGATATCCGTGCGTTCAGCGGGTTCACTGTCACCAAAAATGGAGTCCCATCCTTTTTTCGCCCAGCTAAAGACTTCGCCGATTTGAGAGACGGCTTTATTCAGCGTGACGAAAATCTCTGCGATCGCTTCTCCGACCTCTTTGCCGATATCAGTGAAGCCGCTCAGGGTGTCCTGAGTGAAGTGGATTGGCTCAAACAAATCCGTAATCCATCCCAGCGCGGTTCTGAACGGTGTAAACGCGCCACTTATTGGCCCCATTGCAGCAGTAAATCCGTCAATCACTCCGCCGACAAAGGCACTGATCGGTTCCCAAAGTTTCACTACGGCGATACCGATCCCGGCGATCAGTGCGATGACGGGCAGAAGTGGCAACCCGATGGCCGTGAACGCTGCGGCAATCATGCCACCGGTACCGGTAAAAATAGTCCCAAGCAAACCGGCTCCGGCCATCAGCATACTGATGCCGCTGAGCACTGGCGCGATGACCATGCCGAGCGCACCCATACCGCCGACAATGCCCGTGATGCCTAATGCCAGACCGAGCAGGGAATTCACCAGCATGGGATTATCGGTGATCCAGGTATTGGTCGTGCCCAGCCAGCTGGTAGCCGTTTGCGTCATTTCACGCAGGGCGGCACTTTGTCCGTCAAAAAGATTGATACGGATAGTGTCCCAGGTGGCAAATAACTTAGTGATATCGCCATCCAGATTGTCGCCTTTCACGGTCACCGCCATCTGCGCAGCAGGCGTTGCGCCATTCAGTGCCGCCGGTGTTTGTTCCAGAACCTGATCGGCATTCATTCCGCCTTTCGCTAATGCCTGCTGTCTGGCGACAACCTCCGCCGGCGAATGGCCGGAAGCCGCCATCGAAAGACTTTGCTGACGCAGAGCGGCAATGTGCGGATCGTCATTTTTCAGTCCGAGGACCGACTGCACTTCAGCCAGCCCGGCCTCCAGATCTGCACCCGGTTTGAGAAAAGTTTGCGCCAGCGCCAGTTTCGGTTGTGCAAAGGAAAGGGCTGATGAGCTGATATTTTTTAACTGGCCAATTTTCAGTTCGCGATTTTTAAACTGTTGCCCGATCTCCAGCCCTTTCTGTTCCATTTGCATCGGGCGTTGCTGCCGCAACTTTTCTGCCGGCTGGCTGACCACCGCCTTTTTCAGGCCGGAAAATGCCTGCGTTTCGGTTTCGCTGTCCGGGGCGAAAAGCGACTTTTCAAACTGAAGGGAAGCATCAGTGATGTCTTCTGAGACGACGCTGAATAATGTCTTCCCGGGCAGCATCAGCAGATTTTCTCTGACCTTGTCGGTTTCGGCCCTGAAGGCGGCCAGATCCTGATTTATTTTTTCCAGCGTGTGAGGTAACTGTTCGAGATTACTCATCTGTTTTTACTCCGCTGCGTTGCAGTGCCTTATGTCGCCAGTTCAGCAGATCGGTGAGTGACATACCGTCCATCTCGGACGGCGGCCAGTGAAATATCACCGCGATATCTGCCATCAGGTCATCCACGGTGAGGCGGGGCGCAATACTTACGCCACCGGTTTCGGCGATAAAAAACCTATCACCTTACCTGCCAGCGCGATCAGATCGGGAAGCTCCAGGCGCGAGCATTCTTCTTTGGTCAGATTCGGATACGTGATGCGCGGCAAAATAGTGATCAGCGCGTCCACATCGGCGTTCGCCAGCGCCGCGAGGCCGATACCCCGCAGGCTGCCGGCTGTGGGTTTAGTCACCTGAACTTCAGTGATTTCCATTTCACCGCGCTTTAGCGGAACATCCAAAATCACGGTGTTGTCGTTGATATCAGTGAGATTCATACGTTTTCCTGCTTAAATCGGAAATCAAGCCGGCAAAAGCTGCCGGCTCAGGGAAGGGATTACAAGCCGAGCGCGGTGCGGTGTTCCGCCAGACGGTCAACGCCGTTGACGACTTCCACCATATTGACGGTGTCGATCTCAATCAGTTCTTTGCCGTCGATGGTCAGTTTGAAATACGTACACTGGGTGGTGACTTTGGTTTCAGTATCTTCACCCTGTTTGTACTCGCCGAAATCAAACTCTTTGTGACGGCCGCGCATCATGACTTCGACTGCGGAGACATCACCGGTGTCGTCGCGCTGCAATGAACCGGCAAACCGCAGCGGAATATCTGATGTGCTGCCCCATTGCTGCAGAACCAGCTCATCCAGACCGCCGATGGACCATTCCAGCGTCAGCGCGTCGTCATCCAGCCCGAAGTCCACCGCGACCGAACCGCTCATGCCGCCGCCACGATAGTTTTGCAGCTTACGGGTGAGTTTCGGCAGCGTCAGTGAGGAGACCAGACCGAGGTAGCTGTTCCCGTCATTAAACAGGTTCAGGTATTTCAATTTCTTAGGAAGTGCCATGAGTTTTTGTCTCCTTAGCTGTTTACGGACGCGGCAAAGTTCACCAGGTAAGAGTCGGTGATACGCTGGCGCAGGGTCAGATCTTCCAGTGGAGGAACCGGAGTGTAGTCGTAATCGATATACAACTTACCGGCCTTCAGAGTTTCAGCGGTGTTCGCGGTTTCGTCATACCAGCAGTCGCCGTCAATGATGTAACCCGCTGATTTCATTTCGCGCATTTTGGCTTTGATGCCGTCAATCATGTCGCGCACCAGTGTCGGGGTCATTGGTTTATCGACCGCCCACATGTGCGCTTCGGCCATGGTGTCGGCCAGAACCTGCGCTGTACGGGTGTAGTTTTCGAACAGGAACAGTGTGTCATCGCTGCAGGTCCGGTTGCCCCAGAAACGGAAACCGTCTTTGCGCACCAGTGTTGTCACACAGGCTTCGTTCAGCAGATCCGCGTCGGTACCCGTTGCCTGCAAATCCCAGAAGACACTGGCGGACAGGCCGGTAACACCGTTAACGCCGACGTTGGATAAGGTTTTATGCCAGCCAGTGTCCTGGTCAATTTTGGCGCGTAAACCCAGAGCGCGGGCGGTGGCATAAGCGATATCAGACTGGCTGGTGGTGGTATTCCAGTTAACAAAGTCTGGCCAGATCAGCATCAGCTCGCGCTGGCTGAAGTTGTCGCGGTATTTGATCGCATCAGAAATGGTTTTTGCACCATAAACGCTGACATAACCGAACGCACGCAGCTGCTGACAAACACCTGCCAGCGCGGTCGCGACAGCCTGGTTATCCAGACCAGGAACACCCAGAATACGAGGCTTCACGCCCAGCTCTGCCTGCGCAGAAAGCAGCGCTTTCATACCGGTGTAACGGCCATTGGCATCAGAACCGCCAATGATGTTGCTGGTGGTTGCGGCTTCATCTTCACCCGTGGCGACACGTACCACGACGGTGACCGGTTTACACTGGTCTGCAATTGCCAGAAGCGCGGCACGCAATGTTCCGCTGGTGCCCGCTTTACCGCTGGCCGCCAGAACGTCAGTGATCAGAACCGGGGTATTCAAAGGGAAAACAGTCGCATCCGCATCTTCTGCGGTACAAACCATGCCGATAATTGCTGTGGAAACGGTGGAAATAACGCGGGTGCCGTCGTTGATTTCGACAATACGCACGCCGTGATGATAATCAGCCATCAGGGTGACTCTCTCTGTTGTGGGTGGTGAAGCAAGGATGCCGGTTCGCAACAGAAAGCGCATTTGATCAGGGGCGTGGGGGCGGTGGCACAACAGAGGGGGAATAAAAAAGGAGATAAGTTATTTTATCTCCTTAAAAACATGACATTAATTGATATTTTTACTTTCAGAATCTGAAGGTAAGAAAAAGTTTAGGCTGCACGAACTATGTAATTGAACGCAATGCTGCGTGGACGGTTTTCATTAGCAGTTGGGACAACTCGGGATGCGTCAAAATAGAAATCGTCGTTGCGATTAACTTTAGTGGCAGTTGTAGGTTCATTTGCGTCTTTGGCACCAGAATCATAAAAAGCACCACTGAAACTGTCAAATGACACGCCTGTTGTACCACTAACCATACCTGTAATATTTCGTATCGCATCACCTTGATTGCTCAATATTGTTCGTCCCGCATCAACTCCCCTTCCATCGTCCCAGCCACGAATAAATTCGCCTCGTAAATCAGGCAACAAGCCCAGTGGGTAAACAGCGGCTAGTTTTGGATACTTTGCCTTATCAAATGCCGCGCCATTACATTTTAACCAACCGGCTGGCGGTGTTGCTGTCGGCCAGGGAAGGGGAATACCAACGGGTATTTCATATTGTGGATGAGGCGAAGCTGCCGCCAGGTGAGCAGCCATAAGACTGTCTGCATAGGCCTTAACCTCAATGACTTTATCATCGACATATTTGCGTGTTGCCAGTACCACAGACGGATCAATTTTCAGCGTGACCGCGTCCGTGCTGTTTACCACTAAAATCATACGAACCGTCTGCGTCCGGCCACTGCCTTCCTGTAACTGGGGTTTATAGGTTTCAGGGCAGTTGGCGATAGCAA